CGGCGCCCTGAATCCTCACCTCCTCCCACATGCCTGACTAGCGTGCCCCTAGTGACAGAGTATCAAGATTAGGGTACTTGGGGGTTCGCCAACCATTAAGACCGAGTTTCGGCGCAGGGATGTCCATGGCGAAGTCAGACTCGTTCTTTATCAGGCACTCAATCGAACCAGACAACACAGGGCTCTTCGTGCAAGACACGATCGATCTAGGTGCTTACGTGGATGCCCTAGGCAAGTCCGTGCTGCGAATTCACAACATCGCTGTCACCTTCTCCGATTCAGACGGGAACGCGGCCCAAGTACAAGCCGCCTCTGACTCTGCGGCATGCCAGTTCCAACTCACGACGCAATCTCAGAGCGACACGGTCACGGCTGCAAACAGGGCCGTCGTCGCTACTGGGATCGTCTACGCTGTCAACTCCTTCGGTACAGACGAGTTCCCGCAGATTTACGAGGCCATGGATACCCTGCCCCAACTCTGGACTAACGGCTACCTGATCGCCGTCGACACACTCTACCTCGGCGGTGAAGCAAGCACGGGGTGGGTCGCTGCCGATGACATGACAATCAGCATTGTTATGGAATGCACAGTCGAAACCATGTCGACGGCTGCAGCTATGGCACTCGCACTCAGCCAACAGTGAGTTGGGTTACATGGTGCGATTCTCTGCGAGGACTCTCCACGGGCTGGCAGAGGACATTTACGAGGCCCTAGATAGGGAGGGGTATTGGGATGATAGAGAGGCCCCTAGAGGTAGGCGCTCCAGGAGAACTCGGACCGGAGCACAACGCAGCCTAGCCAGGAAACCCCGGAAGGCCAAGAGAAGGCCCTCCAAGGCCAACACCCGCTACTCCAGATGCTTCAAGAAACTCAAGCCCAAGTACATGAAAAAGAACGGCGGGTGGAAGAAGGACGGTTTCGCCCGTTGTGTGCGAGCATCTCACAAGTGTGCAAGGAGGGACAGATAAGATGGCCCGCCGGACGTTGACACTCAGAGGGGTCTTAGACCCCCTCGCTAAGGAAATCATTGCCCTCCCCGAGCAAATATTTGCGTTCGAGTCAGCGGGCACTGATAGGGCTTGGAAGGTAATCCGCTGGTCGATGTGGCCCTCAGACTTCGGAGAGAGTCAACAATGGACCTCGGGAACCTATCCTCAAGTCCATCATACCCTCTATACGGATGAAGGGGGGAACCCTGCGGATCTCAAGGCTGACGAGAATCGTTCAATCGGCTGGTCCATCTGGAGCTCCACCATCGGTAAAGAAATGAAATGCTTGAGCCCGCTGTTCGCGTGGACCGAACTCGACCCGGACCACCTGGTGACAGGCCAACTCTTCATCGGCTCTGCCATCTGCTGCCACGCAACGGACGCCGCCCTGACCACGACTTGGTCATACATGATTGAGTTGGAGTCTAGGAAGGTCTCGCCTGCCGAGAACATCCTCCAGACTCTCAAGGGTCGAGGCCAAGACGTCGGTTAGCAGGCCGGCTTCGTTTCGCCTTTATATGTGGAACCAGCGTTTTAGGGTACTTATGACCCTCTGAACCCACCCTTGACGCACCGAATTAGGGGCCAGCGGTCCGGGTGGGTTCTCATCGTGCAGCTCTGCAATCATCTGTTGCAAGCCTTCGATGTTGGCGAGCAACTCATGCGTGCTGAATCCATCACCTCGATAGTTATCCATTGCTCGATTGACCATCGCAGACTTGTGGCCCTTGTCCAGACTGTCATAATAGTCGGCATTGGCTGGTGTCATGCTCACTGAGCGAGGAGAATTACTACGGGCCACAATTATCTTCCCCATCTTAGTCCTGTATGCGCCCCATCCGAAACCCTTTCCTCTATTCTCTCCTGTCGCCATCAACCCACCTAACCTTCAATCCACAGATGGAACAGTGATAATCCGTGTTCACATCCGGATGCCATAGCCAGTGGGCATGACACCCACAGATTCCAGACTTCATGAGAACCACTCCGGATCATCGTTCTCGTCTTGCGGCGTTCTCTGGGTCTCTAGGTTAGCGATTCGCAGTTCCAATTCGTTAATCTGCATACCGAGAGAGTGGCTGCTGAGCCTCAACTGCTCGATTTCAAAGAGCAAACCGGTCACTTGATGCAATAGGTCTGCGAAATCAACCTCAACCATTACTTCACTTTCACTTTCAGGCAGGGGGGTGTCGTCTATCTCCTTCACATTTGACCCTAAACAGTCATAGTAGTTAATATTAACCTCAAAATGAAGGGGTAGAAGGCGTTCTAGAGGCTTCAGGGGCGCCTGCGGCGCCCTGAATCCTCACCTCCTCCCACATGCCTGACTAGCGTGCCCCTAGTGACAGAGTATCAAGATTAGGGTACTTGGGGGTTCGCCA